ACACAAAGATGGCGCGTATTTTTCTAATTAAAACAACTGAAACCCTAGTACTAATAGCCCTTTTGCTGGGGGCTGTTGACTCCAAGTACTATCTGAGAAGCAAAAATGGCGATCAGGGGTCATCAATTTGTTTATCAAATGATTCACCCGTCAGAGTGTTAAGACACTATTGGGTTACTATGAAGAGTGCTCTTGGCAGTGATGCAATGAGATGTCAGATCGGGACATCAGGTGATGCTTATACCACTGAAAAAAATGCTTTGAATTTGGTGGCTGACATTCAAAGATCAACTACCTACTTGTCCTTATTTTGTCATTTTGAGAATGATAATGCAAAAAATATCAATTTGACTTTTGATGGATTGTCTGATGACCTTGAGGGCTCCCATGTGGTGGATTGTGACACTGGTATTTCAATAGAGTCTCCAAGATTGCGAATTGATGAACCCATTCCTAAGAAAGTAATTGGAATTCCTGCAAATCCAATGTCCTCTATAGTAGACAATCTCATCTCAAAAGAGGAGTCTGCTATATCTGAGGAAATCAGTAGAATGGGGAAATCACAGATTAGAACTCTTCAGGATGCTCTTGCAATTGAAAGGGCATCACGAGACAAACTAATTAGAGACTTGGAGATGGAAAAATTGCAGACGAACAGTATACGGGGAGATATGGCTGCTCTAAGAGAGAAATTATCAAGAGAATCCACAAAAGCTCAGCTAGAGCTGGAGGAAGAAAAGGCAAAACTCTCCACAATACAGAGACTTTTGCTTCAGGAGCAAAAGAGAATTGCAAATATGGAACAAGCAAAAAAAGACCTTGATATTAAGTATGCTATAGAACTAAGAGAATCAGAGAGAACCAGGAAAGAAGCTCAGAAAGTGTCTGAGGAGCCAGATGTGAGCAGTTCTGAGCTCTTTTCAGTCAGAAATTCAAAGTCGATGACATTAGACGGGAGAGTGAAAGATAGGCATGAAAATCCCTGGCCTCATGTCAGGAATAGACCTGGAAGACAAGTCTTCACCAATGAATTGCTTGCTTCCTCATCAATTGAAGAGACTGGGTGCAAAACCCTTGGGTATCATGACACATGTGCAGGATTTGAGCTGCTCATTGACATCTCCAGATACCCATTTTTCAACTCACATTCCCACCATTATAGCCTACCAGAAGCTGTTGGGTCTGGATTGTTAAAATACAACAAGTCTGGCTCTTGCAAGATTGAATCGGAGAGTACTCAGGATGCAGAATGTCACAAAGCCAGAGCGTTCATAAGAGCTAAATGCCCACACAACTTTCAACTGTCATACTTTCTAGACGATGAAGGAAGTTTCAGGCATTATGCTTGTAAAGATGGTTACGAATTGACTGAAGATTGCCTGTTTTGTAGAAAGAGCCCGTTACCCGCCAACAAAAAACCAATCAAATCTGGGGTTTCCCTGCAGGACGCAGTGTGCCAATCCACGGAGTATGAGTACCAGGGTCCAAAGATTGTCCCAAGAGGGTTCTGTTCTATTGGCCACAAAATTTACAAAAATTGCCAGAATACTGAATCATCTATTCAGTCTATTCCGTTTGTTATATTTAAAAACACTGGTAAWTTATATTTAGACAAGCTAACATTAAAGAACACAGATCAGAGTTCTGCTCAGGCCTTTGTTTGCTATAATCATAGAACACAAATCGGACAATCATCGTCTTCACCTGAAGTGAGGTCTTTAGTGCCAATCAATGTGACAGACTGCAAAACAGTCACTCCATCCAAGACCAGACTATGCACTGGTGATGAGTTCTTTTGCTCTATATTCTCATGCGACTCTGCTCATCCAGACACTTTTTGTGAGTTGTCTCCAGGCTCAGGACCAATTCTTGCCTACATTCAAGGTGAATGGACTATGCCTCTTTGCGTAGGATTTGAGAGAGTTCTTGTAAAAAGAGATTTGAAACTGCCAATGTTAATTGATCAAAGAGAATGCAGAAACTGCCACTATGAGTGTGGGCCATCTGATGTAAGAATACGGAGCCCAGGCTTTGAGATTCTTGGTGCAGTGTGCTGCTCTTCTGGAGAGTGCTCGTCGGTGACACAAGCCCCTTCGACAGAGATTGTCATCCCTTATCCTGGTATCACCCAGTCAACAGGAGGGAAGCTAGGAGTTCACCTCACAACTAATAGAGAAGGAGTGAATGATCATATAGTAGTGGAATGCCCTCCTCAGGATATATGTAAATCTAAGACATGTAATTTCTGCTTAGATTCAATACTAAACTTTCAATGCCACACAACTCAGAGTGCTCTAATCATTGGTGTGCTTACTAGTGTTGTCCTCATCTTGACGGGCTCTCTCCTCAGATTATTATCCAACAAAATACCAGTCTTAAAACAGTCTCTGCAATGGCCCGGGCTCTTAATCATAGCCTTGATAGCTAGGTCGATCAAAGTATTTAAGACGCTCTATATTAAGCTGAAAAATCAGGCAGACAATATGATTCTTGAGAATGTGGAGGTTCAGAGAGTACCAATCAACAGAATCGACAGGCTAAGACCCATCAATAGATATGCTCTGATACCAGCAATGACTTTATTACTTCTCACCTTAACAGATGCATGCTCTCATACCATCATTGCATCTTCTAAAATTATGAAATGCAAAAGTATTGATGATAGTACAAGCTGTAGAGTGAGTGGGACAGTCTCTATTTCTGCTGGGTCTATTGGCTCTGAGTCATGTATAACCTTCAGTCCACCAGGCTCTCAAGAGAGGAAGTTCCTGTCAATTAGAACGATGGCTAGTGAGAGCATATGCAGAGAGGGGAATGACTTCTGGACGGGGCAGTTCTCAGCAAAATGTTTCTCCTCAAGAAGATGCCATCTGATGGGAGAATGTAAAAAGGACACATGCCAAGAATGGGAGAGCAATAGAGTTTCCAAGGAATTCTCTGGGTTTGAGGATTCTGAATTTATAACAGATAATAAATGCTTTGAGCAGTGTGGTGGAATGGGATGTTCATGCTTCAACATCAATCCATCTTGCTTATTCGTTCACACCAAAATTGAGTCAGTGAGAAATGAAGCTTTAAGGGTGTTTAACTGTGTTGATTGGGCAAACAGACTTAAACTTAGAATCACAGATGAAAAAGGGGACTTTCAGGACATCATGTTAGGATCAATGAGCACAAAGTTTATGCCTTGGGGCTCAATTACACTAACATTAAATGGTGCTACTCAATTTGGGTCAAACAGTATGATGTTTTTACAGAGTTCAAAAGGTGGATTTGCTCTTGTTGATGAGAACTTTTCTGAGGTCCCTAGAGAGGGGTTCATAGGTGAGATCAGGTGTTCTTCCCAATCTGCTGTTCTCTCTGCTCACAGATCATGTAAAATGGCACCAAATCTTATAAAGTACAAACCAATGCAAGATGCAGCAGAGTGCAATACCAATTTGATAGATCCATTCTCAGCATTTGCACAAGGAGCGCTTCCTCAAAGTAGAAACAACAGAGTTTTCACCTCTAGTATGGATAAAAAAACTGTACAGTCCCTGTCTAGTGGATCTGTTGAGGCTCTAATTACATTAAACTTTGATGATTATGACATCTCTTTTGATGAGGAAGGATCTGAGTGTGATGCTGTGTTTATCAACATGACAGGATGCTACTCCTGCAACCATGGTGCTCTTATATGCTTGAAGATCCACTCTGAGAGTAATGATACTTTTTATGGAAGAAGTGATAAGACTAGCATAGACATCAATTTCAGAATAACATCTGGATCTGACACATACTGTCAGATAGTGCATGTGGCCTCGCCCATTGTTGAAGAAGGATTATTCTATAGTTGTGGGCAAGAAGAGAGAAGGATTGAGATAAAGGCACTACTTGCTAAGCTTCCTCTCCAAGACTGGAGGAACTCATCTGAGGTCAGGAGCATCACTGTCAATCCAAGAGGTGAAGGTTTCAATTTTATTGAGTGGCTAAAATCACTAATGACCTGGAGTGGTGGGCCCTTGTCTCTACTCCTGCGATTTTCTTTATATGCTGTAGGGTGCGTATTAATGGCTTTTATATTGCTCCAGATTGTTAAAAAATTCTTAATGAGTAAGCTTGTGATTAGAAGCAAGACGTTGTAACACTGTTTATGATTCTCATTATTTTATCTTCCATTAATCTGTTCAGAATTGAACTTTGTAATAGTCTATTAATTACTCATCATGATTCTCTTCATAATTACTAATAATAGTGCCACAAACATTAGGTC